GCGCACGTGGCGTCCAGCGCAACACCCGCCGTGTCCTTCAGCAGTACGAGGTCGGCAGAGTTGCCAACCATGTCGTCGAACGACACCTGGGTGCCGACGGGCTGCGTCAGCTGCGTCCAGATCTGCATCCAGTCACCATACTGGCGGTCAATGCGAGATCCGCCGATCTCGATCTCGACCTGCTTGATCAGGCGGTGGCCAACGTAGTTGAGCCAGCGGAAGCGCGTGCCAATCTGGCTGGCAACGTTCAGGTTGATCTGGGGTAGCGTGACCTGGATGTACGTACGGTACATCAGGTCGGCGTTACGCGAGATCACGGCAGTGACGCGGCGGCCGAAGTCGGCCTGGCCGTTGAACGTCACCTCAATCGCCTCCATGGCGAAGTTGGTGTGGCGCTTGTAGAGGACCTTCCAGAAGGTAATCTGGGGGTTACCCGAGATGTAGATATCCTGGGCACCGTACGAGACGAGCTGCATTAGACCACCTCCCATTTGTGTTTATGTTCCATATCAACATTATTTTTTTCTCCTGGACCCACGCGGCGGTCCAGAATGAAACGACCTCGTTGGAGCCAGAGATATTATTTTCTTTGACTAGGAGATAGATATGGACCCCCTCCTGTTCCCGACGAGCAATGTCCTCATTAACACTGTTTTGCGTTCACTAGTTCTCATTGCCATCATGATGCTCGGGTTTGGGACAAACTTATACGTTGCCTACTGGGGCGCTGTTGTTCACGACACTATTTCGCTTCTCTTGGTATACTCGTACCCTCTCTCGGCCTTTGCGTACAAGTTCTAAACACTCGTCCCGCATATGAACAATCTCGTAGCGGGGCTCCCCCCCTGTATTGCAGCATCGGTAGTCTGGTGGCAGGGGTAGACGATCGTACACCCCATTCAACCAATCGTCGCAGTACCAGTTCTTGATTCCGGGAGGAAAGAACTTTCCGTCAAAGATTTCAAGGTGTGTTCGATGAACCATAGCCTGTGTCAAGATCGAGGTGTTCCCGTCATTTTGGGGTCCTGTTATTCCAATGTTTCCATTCGCCTGTAGAAGTCGAATGGATGCATCTACCCACCCCCCTTTCAGAAACTTGATATCGTCTCCGCACTGGTAGAGGTAATCGCAGCCATCATTATAGGCTTTGAGTGCAAGAATGTTCCATATCAGAGTCACGTGTCCTTTTGGAACATCAACAGGAATCCACTGGATATCCGAATAAACCCGCTGAAAAAAGTCTCGGACATCTTGGCGGGTATAAAACAGGTCATCGGAATCATATCCCACATAAAAGGTGTAAGAATACCCTTGAGATATTGTGTCAACAAATGTCGCCAGCATCGACAGAAAGTAGGAGTGTCTAGGATACAACCAATCTCGTCCGCGAGATGTTGTCGGGAGAATAATCCCCACTTTCATTATAATGAGCCTTATTTCTAACATAGGGGCATACACGTATACCGATAAAATATCAGCTATAGCAGTTGCTCCAACCCCCTATAACAACACGGGAAATTACTATAACCTGGTATACATTGGCACATCGAATGGCAAGATATACCTGTACAATGAAAACACGGATGTTACATCGATGACATCCATCGTACCAACAGGATACACTGGAACACTCTCTGGTGAAATCACTGGTCTGGCTGTTGATCCAACAGGGAAATATCTGTTTATCAATGCACCCTATGATAGACACTGTCTACGAATATCTCTAATATCCATCGTGGCTAGTACTGGCACGCGAACTATAACTGCTCCTATTGATCGAGATATTTATCGTTTCGGAGACAATACTGGAAATATTGTCGTTGATTCGCAGGGGGTTATCTACATTGTCACAGGTGGTGGCTCTTCTATTTCTACCATGGAACGGTATGGGAATTCATTTGTCAACATTCTTTTTCTGAATCAATACCCTATTCTCAATTTCAAAGGGATTGCGCTTTCGGCAAACGAACAGCGGATTTATGCCCTAGATCTACGGTTTGGAAGTATCTATTATTATGATTTCTTAACAAATCAACCTACATTCAATATACTCAACGCAGTGGGTGTTTATTCTGGGCTACGTGATATCGCTGTTTCTGGTAACAACGTATTCTATACTGAATCCCGAGCAATTTATGCGCAGAACAGTTATTTGGAAACTACGTCTCGGGTCGTTGGGAGTGGACTGTCAGGGTATGTGCCAACTACCGATCCACAGAAATTTACATTAAGCGGAGCAAACACTGTATCAACCAACTCATCGGGTGATATTTATTTTTCATCCTCAAATGCTAACGGTACTAGTAGTTTTTATAAGGTCACATTTTCATTACCTACTCGTAGTGGATATCAGGCACCTCCTCCTCGACAGCAGGTACCTATTATAGAGCCATTTCCTACAGTATCCTGTAAACGAATCGTTGAACCGTTTAACCCACGATTACGATTCGGGTGGGGTCTCACAAATACAAAGAAGCCTCCGTTTTTAGATCTTGTAAAGCAGCCTCTATGCTGTCCACCCCCCATCGTAAACTGTGCAGTAACTCCCTTCTACTGCCCCCCAACTCCACCACCAATCTTCCCCCCTCAACCTGTAGCTCCAGTCTTTCCAATTACGGTACCAACCCGACAGTTTGGAGATTGTGCTTTGTCAACAGGATTTAGCACCTCTATATCTGTTCTAGCCAATGTTCTTAGAAGTACATCACTTACATTTGTATCCCAGAATTCTCTTGTGACGCCCGCTCTTGGTCCGCTGGGAGAAGTGTACTATATGGCCGAAAATGGCGCATTCTTTAAACTCTATAATGGACAGTCCAGACAGATCTTTTCTACGGGAGCTTCAAATAAACTTGCGGGTCCAGTTGTATCAACCACAGGAGCTGTCGTTGTTACGACTGATCTAGGACAACTCTATAGACTTGACTCCAATGCCTCTGTTTTTCAATTTTACCCTATAAGCCTTGGTCAACAAGTCGGTGGATCTCCAGCGTGTATAACAAACGGTGCGTTTGACTATATTGTTGCATGCTATGGAAATACAATTGGAGCATACCAAGCATCGAATGCATCGCGAGTGTGGTCTGGTACGACACAGGGACCTGGCGAACTCTTCCGAACATCGGTTGCTACAGATGGAATCAATGTATTTGCAGGGACAACAAATAGTCGCATTTATTGCTACGTTGCAGAAACAGGGAGGTTAAACTGGGTATACACGATCCCTGGAGCTGTTCTTCCGCCGTTCACACCCTATGTCAGTGCATTCACTATAGGTGTTACAGTTCCTAACGATAGCAATATATTTATACTGAGCAATACGACAGTTCGTGCGCAGGCGTACGATATAAAAGTAACGCTGTCTGGTCTTAAGATTGCGTCGCCTCCGATCATTTCAACAGACCCACAAGGAGGACTATGGGCTCACGTCATTAATGCTTCGGGACGTCTATACGGGTTTGGAGGAATTGTTGCAAGTACGTCTGGTTACGGATATAGCTATTTATGGTCTAATTCATCGGGTGAAGTTATACCTTCTTCCTACCAAACCCCTGTTCTTGATTCCGCGGGGAATCTATACGTATCTACCCTCTCTGGAACTGTGAACCAGTACAGAGCATACTATACTCTAAGTTCGACGCAGGAATATACATCACGGCTTGTTCTAAATAACAATCCAGAGGGACCTGTGTCTGGATTATCTATTCAGGTAACTACTACACCTCTTATCACAAGCCAAAATACAATGTTTGTGTTGTCTCGCTTCGGGGGGACAAACAGCAATTATATGTATACGATTTCAAGTTAGTTAGGACTAAGACGACATCATGCGAGGCGAGATATGCATCGCCTCTAACTCCTGAAGCCACAGCTTGACAGCATACGGAATCGTCTTATCTTCCAGACCTGCTTTCGAACCACACGACCGACACTCATAGAGACGATCCTTCTCGTTGATTGTCGAGAGCGAACCGCAAGAGGAACACACACCCGTAGTAAAGGGGTCTGATACATCCATCAGCCGCTCCTTCGTGAATGCCGACGCACCGTGGGTAATGAAGCAGTCGCGCTCCATCTCGCCTACGCGCAGACCACCGTCGCGCGCCCGACCCTCGCACGGCTGGCGGGTAAGGGATACGATGGGACCACGGCCACGGGAATGGCACTTGTCAATCACCATGTGCTTCAAACGCTGGTAATGCGTGGTCCCAATGAAGATCTCGACCTCCATCTGCTCACCTGTTTGACCATTATACATGATCTCGTTGCCGTACGGGTGCATCCCGAGATTCGCCATATGAACTTTGAGATCCTCGATCCCGAGATGGGAGTAGGGTGTGCCGTCACCCAGATTCCCTGTTTGAACACCCACGCGGCTGTACATCGTTTCCAGCAACTGTGCAATCGTCATGCGCGACGGAATCGCATGAGGATTCATGATGATATCGGGACGCAGACCCGAGGCTGTGAACGGCATATCGCACTCGTCCAGAATCATACCGCACGTACCCTTTTGGCCAGCACGCGAAGCAAACTTATCGCCGATCTGTGGAGTGCGCTCCGAGATCACGCGGACCTTCACGAATGGATACCCATCTGAGTTCTTGTCCTGCCATACACCATCAATGCGCGCAGGCTCAGAGTTCTTGTGGGTCGTGGAGAGATCGCGATACAAGTATCCATGGGGATCTGATCGCAGGTTCACGACCTTACCGATCACTACATCGTTCTCCTGGACGACAGCATTCTTGATAGGAATACCTGTCTCCTGGACGGCATGGTACGACGTGTTCTTGAACGCCTTGGTATTCTCGTGACGGGGCTTGGAGAACCGCTCCTCGCGTCCGCTCGCCACGTTACGATGCTCTTCGTCCTTGTAGACTGTATAGTAGTACCCGCGCATGAATCCACGCTTGAGGGATCCACGGTTGAGGATGACGGAGTCCTCCTGGTTATAACCCGAGTAACAGGCGATGGCCACGATGGCATTGCAGCCAGACGGCATCTTGTGCATGTTCAAGATAGACATGATCTGGGTCTCCACGATCGGGCGCTGAGGGGAGGCCAGGAGGTAAGCGTTCTTGTCTAGACGCTTATGGTAATTGGAGGCGTACAGCGTCATGGCCTGCTTGGCCATAGCCGACTGGTAAGCATTACGAGGCGACTGATTGTGGTTGGACAGCGGAATGATGGATGCCATGTGCCCGAGAATCATGTGTGGATGAATCTCGCAGTGTGTGTGTGTCGGGCCTACCTCCCCTGGAAACATTGCGATATGTGCGACCTCAGATTCGTTGGCATCAATATAGGCCACACACTTGGGAATCCACTCAGCCCACGGAGTATCGGCAGGAGGCGAAGGTAGGACCTTGCCGTTCTCGACACGGAAGACAGCACGCACCAGGCGACCTGCGTCGGTCTCGATAATAATGCGGTTCTGGAGAACGTTCCAGGCCACGGAGACGTGGGGATGGATGCGGCACGAATGCTTGGCGTCCTTGAGGCGCCCATACACGTCCTTCGGCTTGGATGTGTATGCAATAATTGTGCCATTCACGAGAATCGCGACAGGGCCTTCAGATAGGACATCTGTGACCCAGTCGACATCGGGGATTTCACGGAGGAAGTTGGTGACTACGAAGGAAGGAACATGGGTAGAGATAGTGGACATCAAGCTCATCGTCTTCACGATGCCGACGGAGTGACCCTCTGGCGTCTCGACAGGACAGACAAAGCCCCATGATGACCCATTGAGCTTGCGAGGAGCCAGCAACTTGCCCGACTTCTCTACGGGCGTCTGGATACGGCGGATATGCGACAGCGTGGCATTATAGGACAGTCGGTTGAGAACCTGTGAGACACCCGACTTGGTGGCATTAGAGAGAGAGGTGGATCCCGATGTCCCGAGACCCTGGACAGTGAAGTTGCCCGTCGCGAGAGCCTGCTTCAACTTGCCTTCAATTGATGAGACCTTCATGATCTTGTAGAGATTGGAGAGAACCAGAACATCCAGCGGCTTGCCTGACCGCTTCCAATTATCATTGTTGATTTCGTGGACGAACTTGGAGCGAATATCCTTACACACCTTCTGGAACAGCTGGCGGAAGAGATGGGTGAGAAGAGATCCCGTGGTAACGACGCGCTTATTGGGATAAGCGTCGCGGTCATCGGACGGCATACGACCAGACGCAGTATCGAGAAGCTTCTTCACCATGCTCACAAGAATCTTGACCTTGCGAGCAACCAGAACATTTGGCTCAAGCGTCTCACCCGATAGCGTAACGTGTGGAAGGAATTCGGTGAGAAGAAGGGCGCGAACATGGCCCGTCTTGTCCTCGACGGCAGGGGGATACTGGAGATGGTGAGACAGATACTCGATTGCCTCCTGCTGGGTGAATACGCCGATATCTGCACACTCCTTGAACGACGCCATGAGCGTATCCGTGTCGTCTACATTGAGCAGATCGAACACCTGCTTGTCCGTCTCAATCCCCAGGCAGCGGAAGAAGACCATCAGCGGAATATCCTCGCGGAAACGGGGGATACATACTGAGAGAGGATAGCCAAGACCGTTGAACTTGCTGGACATACGGATCTCAAGCTTCTTGGGTGGCAGAGTAAAGCTCTCATGAAGCGACTTCATCTCTACGGAATGCGTGTGCTTGGTCGTCGTCTTCTTGTTGAGGAAGACCATGATGCGGTTATCAGCCACCTTCTCCTGCGAGAGAATCACCCGCTCGCCGCCATGAATGATGAAGTAGCCGAGGGGATCTTGAGGACACTCGCCCATCTCCTCCATCGACATCGGGTAATCCTTGAGAACGCAGAGGGAGGACCCGAGCATCACGGGGATCTTGCCGAGGGAGATTCCCTCGAACGTCTTGCTCTCCTCCTTGAACTCGGTGAGACCAGGGCCGCTGTAGGAACGGACCTTCAGGTGAATGTCTACGAACATCTGGGCGGCGTAGGTGAAGTTACGGATGCGCGCCTCGTGGGGCAGCATCTGCTTGAGCCGACCCGTGGCCTCCTGGATGCGGGGCTTGAGATAGGAGACGTTGTCAAACGAGAGTCGAAACTCGTACTTGTACTTCTTTGTCGCCTCGTCCTGATCGTGCCATACCACGATGGGCGGCGTTGATCGCAGAATCAGGGGGATCTTGTTGCGGAGGAAGTCTTCGTAGGGTTCAATCTGCGACTCAGAGAAACGCGAAACACCATTCTTGAAATATGCTCGAACTGCCTCCATGGTGTCGTATCTTGATACCAGCGTCCTCGCCGTAAGTTTTTATCCGTTTTGAGTAAGAAGGAGTTGTATGCCCGCCTCGGATGGCCCTACCAAATACACAATCATTAAAGAGGGAAGCGATACCGCATTTAATGGTCAGGATCCGTTGACGCGGGTGTCAACGATTACGGCTCCTCGTCCTCCCGTTGGAATGCCAAGCGGTCCTGGATTTGGAGGCCGCCGCCACCGCGTTCGCCGCTCGACAAAGACCTTTCCTCGCGGCATTCTCCGCAAGACTGCCAAGATCGTTCCCTCGAAGAACCCGTCTAAGGCCCCTGCAACCCGCAAGCGCTCGGTGAAGCTGATGACGGAGAAGGGACTGGAGAAGGCTCGTAAGACCGCGAAGGCGAAGGCGGCGAAGATGGATATTGCGTTAATACGTAAGAAATTGGTTGAGAAGAAGATTATTGCCGAAGAGAAGAAGAATGTCCCACCGAGCGTTCTTCGTGTGTTGTATGCTGACTCGGTTGGAGCAGGCCTTCTTTCTTGATATCTCAGTATAATGACAAAAGCATGGGGTCCACTTGGATGGGCTACCCTCCACACAATAGCAGCTCTTTACCCCGATTTTCCGTCCCAGTATGAACTGGAACTCCTAAATCGGTTTCTCACATCCTTTATAAATACAATCTTGTGTCCAAGCTGTCTCCAGCATTTCAACGATATGGTTTCTCTATATACTCAGCGATATCCTGGATGGAAAAATAGCCGCCGCACTGTTTGCGAGTTTGTGTTCCGCGCCCACAATACTGTGAACAAACGAACATACAAGAAAATCTATACGCTCGAAGAAAGTATCGCTGAACTTCGCTCAATTATGCCAGATGATCATGCTGCGAAAGTAAAACGCCAGCAGTATCTAGTATATATCCGCAACGACTGGATGAAAAATATGACTCTCAATGGTATCTCTGCAGCTCCCAAACTGAAGGAACTGAACACCATCGAAGAGGAATATTGGTCCAGGCGTTCCTTTTCGTGGTCGGATATTCACATGCTAGGAGACTTGAATGTGTCTCCCATCAACGAACAAGCGTCTGTGCTTGCCTCTGGAGGTGTAGTTATTCCAAGAATAACTATGCCTACGTCAGGTGGTTTCAAACTAGGCAAGATTGGAAAGATTGGACCGCTGTCATCTCTTCGATCGCGGTAGGAAGCGAGATTCGTGGCTCGCATTCCCAAGCATACCGCCTCATCCAAGGAATACGGGTATCCGTTTCCTCATTGTACATTTCGTCTGGAAACATGACTCGCTTCTTTGCCCGACGGAGCGAATCGTGTGGAAGAATAAATTGTAGCTGCTTTGTCACTGTAAAGTTAGGAGGAGAGGCCGACCACTGAATAGGAATCTCTTCATACCTCACCAACTGCTGGACAAGCGGAGCTTCAGGGTAAGGATACACCCAGTTCCAGTCCAGGCACTCGTTCTCACAAAAGTAGTGAAGCGTCCAATCAAATGTTTTCCAAAATGACTGAACAACTTGGGCAATGTTCGTGGTCCCATCTAGAATATGGAGATTGTATCGGGCCTCAAAATGCTGTCCGTCCGCCGAGAAAATGGCTTTCTCGCCAGGATTATCCCGCCCCTTCATACGATCAGTATACACTTTCATCTCCTGCGTACGAGCCGTCTGCACAAACATCTGGCGACCGCGAGCCGTCAAGAGATCAGGTTCCCCTGCCTGACGGTAACATTCTAGTGCCCGATCATGCCCGCCTTCACGGAGGGAAAACATGCCAATAGGCGGCATAAAATCATTACCGAAACAGAGGACACAGAGTGCGACGTACTGCTGGGGGTTCATAGGAAGTTTTCGAGCGAGGTCCGAGATATTTAGTGTCGAATATCCTTCCACTTTAGACTGAAAACTCGGGTTCTCGCGCAGGAGAGACAGTGAACACAACTGTTCTTGGGCGAGAGACAGGAGAATCAGGTCAGCATCGAGACCATAGATCACGGTATTGGCCCGTTCAGCGGGGGGCAGAGTCTTCAACCATGCAAAGAGTTTGTGTTCACCTTCTCCTGGGAGATCGGTAGATGAGACGATGGCCTGGGGAAACCGTGCACGTACCGCCAAGTCTAGTTCTTTCATGTAAGGAGTCCCTGGTGAAATCTGGTTGCGATCAAACACGGGGTTATTCCCCTCGGGGATACGGAAGCGGCGGTACCGCTGCTGAACAATTTTTGCATATGGAACAAGACCGTCCATCGCAATGTACAAATGAGTCCGAGGACTACAAGTGTCCGTAAGGAGAGTATCCAGTGCTTCCAGAATACTCTCAATCGGTCGGGCATCATCCATATACGTGTGAATTAAGCAATTGAAATCAATCGAAAGGACATTCGGTTCCAAACGAGTTCGGACACGGGACACAATTGTCTTATGTGCTTTAATGAGGCTGACGAAGTAGAACGGGATGCCCATTTATGTATATAAAATGTCTTGGCTGAAAGTAATGGCCAAACTGACGGGCGGAGGAATATTAGAGACTCTACAGGTAAACTGGATCTATGTCCTCACAGCTCTTGTTGGGATTGTCGTACTGTATTGGATCCTGTCTCGCAGCTCTTTTACGCCGAAGGTGAAGGAGGGGATGGGTGGATGCTCAAAGTGCCCTAAAGCGTCCGCGCAGACGGGTCTGATGTCGTAGACCAACTAGGCATCCAGTAGTAAGGGACAACTTCATGGTGTCCTGGAAACATCTGTTCAAACAGTTTGCGATAATATGCGGCCTCTGCAGTTAAGGGCTGGATATGCGAATACACCGCGGAGTCACATTGAATCGAACGCTGCAGAATCTGAAACCACGAATCTGTTGTTTTCGACACGCCATCACTGAACGCTTCCTTCTTGCGATAGAGAATATCACGGGGGAGAATATCAGGCACCAACCTAAAAAAGGCATCACGAAGAAATTGCTTTTCCATTCGCGTTTTCGTAGGAATGCGTAGAGAGGCAGGAACACTCAACATCGCATTCACAAATACAGGATCCAAGAACGGGACACGGGCCTCAAGACCGTGTGCACCCAAACACCGATCTACCCGTAGACCGTCAAACTGGTGAATATTACGAAGAAGACGAATACTTTCTTCGTGTGCTTCCTCTTCATTCGGGGCATTGTAGAAATACAGGTATCCCATCTCGGCTTCGTCGGCTCCATCGCCATTCAAAATCACCTTGATATCCGTCTTTTCTGAAATGTATTTGGCTAGAAGGTACTGTCCCACCGACGCCCGAATGGTCGTGATATCGTACGTCTCGCACGCCCTCACAACATCAGGGATCACAGCAATGCCTTCTTCGGCCGTAAAGAGAACTTCGGTGTGTTGAGTTCCAAGATACTCAGCAGCTTTGCGTGCATATACAAGATCGGTTCCTCCTGGCATACCGATACTGAACGTCCTGACATTTTCCTTTCCAATTATCTGGGCTGCGATTGCTACGACCAAACTGCTATCAAGACCTCCCGATAGAAGAAACCCAATAGATCGTTCGCTAGACAAACGTTTATGCACCGCTGAAATTAGGGCAGACGTAGTACGTGCAAATAACTGATCATTATCGGTAATTGTCTGAGGAATCCAGTTACGAGAGAAATAGCTGTTGAACTGTGTATCATATTTTCTCACCATCCACGTATCTCCAGGTGCGACATGCTCAGCACCTGGAACTCCAATTCCAGCGAGAAGAGAACTGAATATGAATCCGTGACCACTCGTAGCCCAGTAAAGAGGCCGCACACCGAAAGGATCACGAGCAACGACGATGGTGTCCAGCTTCTTTCGCCTGAGAACAATACCTGCGATAGCATACTCTCCATCCAGTTCGGCAACAACTGCACGAATATCGCGATAGAGAGCAAAGAGTTTTCCAATCACCTCACAATCAGATTGTGTTGCCATAGTGAAGCCGTGACGCTTTACGATCTCGTGGTAATTGTAGATTTCGCCGTTACACATGTAGACAAATTCTTCTTCAGGCGTAAGATATTCTGTGAACGGCTGATTTCCAACCTGAGAGAGATCATGGATCGCGAGACGATCAAAGACCATTTTGAATTCTGAATGGGTGTAGACGGACGTATGGTCTGGACCACGCCGAGTATTTGTGGACGGATTTCCCGCAACGCCATCAATGGACAGCCAAATTCCACACATATATTTCAATTACAGTAAAACGGGTCTTGATCGTAGATAGAAGAGAAGGTAAGCATTCAACCCAAGAACAGCAATGACGCGTGTTGCAGGTGTTCTACAACTCACCAGCAAGACGCGGTATGGCCTGACCTCCCGAAATATCCCAATGTATCTCTTTAGTCCGCTGAACAGCGTATTTCCCCAGATGATTGTCGCATCCGCTCATCGCGATCTCAAGAAGAATCTCCTAGTCGTCGCCGAAAAGATCAATGATGATAAACTCCCCCGCGGTCAAATTGTCGACATTGTAGGCGTATGTGGCGATCCGCTTGCCGAACGCAAGGCGATCCACGTCGCCTATTCCCCCGATTACTGGACCAAGATCCCCGAGACTATCATTCCATCATTCAACCGACCTATTCTAGACGTTCCTACGATCAATATTGATCCGCCTGGGTGCCTAGATATTGATGACTGTATCTCTATCTGGAACCATGAGGACGGACCCACAAAAGTGGCCATCACAATTGCCGATGTTGCCGAATGGGTGCGGGCAAATCCCTGGATGTCTCATGCCCAGAATATTGGACAGTCGCTGTATGACGGTGGTGTTCCTGTACGAAGTATGTTCCCAAAAACACTGGAGCAGAAGATGTCCCTGCTTCCTGGCGAGAAGCGGCTGGGATACACCCTGTTCTTCGACTGGGCGGACAATACTATTTGGAATCCCCATTTCAAGGAAGTTGTCATCATCAACAAGAAATCCTATACGTATGAGACCTGTCGTCTGTCCACAGAGATTCCGATGGATACGCTCCGAGAGATCTGTGAGCATCTGGCGGGAAAGAAGCCGCTCTTGGATCCTCATGACTGGGTGGCGGAATTGATGATTTACTACAACAAACAGATGGCGGGCGCTCTTACCGTGATTGGCAAGGGTCTGTTGCGTCACCACAGTGCCCCCGACAGCGAAAAGTTGGAGAAGTATGAGAATCTAGGACTGAATGCTCGAATGTTTGCGTATGCTTCCGCAACGTATGAACATGTTTCCCCAAAGGTGCTACACTGGGGGTTTCAGACGCGGTACTGCCACGGCTCGTCCCCGATTCGGCGCTGGGCAGATGTGGTAAACCAGATGGCAATGAAGGGAATGCCTGTTCCCAACGCGAAGGAGGACTGTAATCGACTCCAGACATTTGCGAAGAAGCACGCTCGCGATTTGGCGTTCCTAGACATTCTCCAGCGTCGGCCCGAAGATATTAAGGGCATTGTGGTCTCGTCCACCCGTGTTTGGATCCCTGACTGGAACCGCCTGATTACGAGTCCAAACAATCTGGTGGAAGGAACTCCTGTGAACGTGCGGTATTTCCTGGACATGCAGCGTCCAACTTGGAAAGAGCGGTTGGTGTTTCATGTGACTGTAGATCCAATTCTTGTGTAGTAGACTTCATTAAAACGGATTAGACCCCTTTTTCATTCTGGGCTGAGTAACAGCAGTAAAATGACACACTTTCCGATCATGAGACTTCATTTCAATATTGGAGACTATCCTTACGACTACCAACTGGAGGTCTGGAAGAATGCGGGGACTGGGACATGTTTCTACTACATTCGCGAGATCGTAGATACGACAACAACACACTTTGACCAGTTCCTCACTGTCGGCCAAACTCTGAGGCTTATTCATACAGGTAAGGCGGATACCAACTACATGTGGCAGGATATTGACTTCTTCAGCGGTAGTGACATCCAGAAGAAGTGCATTCTGGATATGCGGTGGGAGGAAGTGGTTGATTCTGGAGCCTTACTTCCTCTGGTGTTGAACATTACCTTCCCCCAGAAACGGATAACTTAAATTTAATTAAATTAAATTAAAGTCTGTGATGTAGAATTAGCAAACTGCGGTGTATGTCTTTTCTCCTAGGAATGGACCTTAAGTTTTTCAGGCCTCGACATCGTCTCATAACCGTAGGTGATGTTACAATAAAAGATTGCGGTGACGAAGAACGGATTGCGGTCACATGTTTCGCAGATACAGGGACACTATTTATGGACGGGAAGTTTGCCCCTGCTCATCTAACGATAGGAGACTCGTTGAATTGGTTTCTTGGTGAAACAATTACAGATATGGATATTGAGGAACTGTATTTTGATAATTCAAAGGTGAACGGAGAGAGACCTGCTCATGCATGGGAAAAACGCACGTTCTTACTAGGTCACTGGAAACAGTATGCGAGACACAATATACAGGTTCGACTCGTGATTTGCTTAGATGATTCTGATTCTTATTCTGAACAAAACGAATCCGTTTACGTATCCGTTGAAGAGGAGAAGCAACCAATACTCGACCGCAAACATGAGCAACAGCCAAACCCCCTCATTATCCAACCTTTCTCCTGAAGCACCCGAGGACGACGATGAATTCAGTGCTTCTGATTACAAGATTGCGGAGTTTAATGACCTTAACGACAATGATCTCATCTACGTTCGCTGGAGTGTTCCGCACGAGAAGGCATATATGTATTCGGAACTTGATCGTCCAACGCAGTGGGTTCATCCACATTGGACAATCAGAAAAACTATCCAGATTGGGATGGGAATGGGACAGCGAGTTGAAAACTACGAGTTTGATATTGAAGATGCATTCACGATTGAACACCGCGAACGGGTTGATCCTAATGATGGACTATCCGAGTTTGTGATCCTGTATTCCGATAACGATGTTGATTTCCTCAAGATTGAGAGGATTCTGAATAGTAGGTGGAATTCTTACGCAGCAAACAAGATCTGCTTTAGTTTCCAGGTCCGTTAACTTAGATTAGATTAGAGACGTAGGTAGAGGGAATCTGGGACCACTAGACCCCGCACGAGATCAACCCTGATCTCACGCAGAGTTTCCAGAATCTCTAGATTTTTGGTTATCGTGGCCAGTGTGATCCACTCATCCACGATATTGGCAGTCTTGAGAATCGCCTTCATGAAGTTGCCTTCGTAGACCTCGTAGAACGAACACAGGATCGCCATCTCCTCTTCGTGCATCCAGCGATACAGGATCTCGGGCCAGTAATTGTGCACTGTCCAGTACTCTGGCTGACTCTTGGGGTTCTCGTGGGCATACAGATCTGCT